AAACGCCGACCAGTTATCGGTGTTCCCGGTGTGCTGCTCCATCCATTCCCAGACGTCGTCCGCGATGTTCCGGACAGAGTCCAGGCGGTCCGCGAATTCAGGGCCCCTGTCGAGGGCGGTGACTTGCATTTTATGTTCAACGATGAAATAGCCGGACGGGCTGTTCTCCAGGTCGACCGGGCTTATGTCGTCGTCGTCACTGATAATTATCCTCGGGTACACGTCCGGCTGGTTCCTCGGGTCGTCCTGCTCGAAGATCGTGATGTTCGCGGCCGCGACGTGCGCCGTCACGTTCTCATCACCCTTCAGGCCGTCCCGGAGTCCCTCCGCCGCGTTCTTCGTTGCGGTCCCGATGTTCGTCAGGCTGCCACCCCCAACTCTCTGAGGAACTTCACGCACTCGTCCTCGGCGTGCCGCTGCGCGTGACCTTTGAACTTCGAGAACGCGGGGTTGATGAAGTCCCGCGGTTTCATCCCGCGGACGAACCGGGCGAAGTGCATCTCACCGGACTTGCCCTCCCACGCGAGCACGCCGCCGGGCTCCTTTGGTCGTATGACCTGTCCGGATGGGCCGTAGATACCGGACCCAGTTTGGACGGCGTCCATGTACGGGAACCCGTCGCTCGTCGCGGTAGGCCCGACGTACACGGTCTTCCCGCGGATGATGTGCTCGACCGATTCGATACCACCGCCGAGGCGACGCGCCCCAACCTGCGATATGGCCGTCTTCACGTCGCCCTCGGCTACGATGCCGAGCCGGCCGAGCACACGGTTCATCAGGACTGTCTCGATCCGTGAGCCGAGCTGAAAGAATTGTTCGAGCTTCGTGAGGTCGACCTCGATCGTCACGACGTCATCGGTCACGAGGATGACCTCCTCCACGCGGATACCGCCCGTGTCGTGCGGCCCGTTTCCGTGTAGGTGTCCTCGATGTAACGGTCGAGAGCGTCGAGCCCGCGCTTCATCAGCGGGTTCTGTTGGGCGACCATCTCGGCCTCCATCTGATAATGGTGATCTGTCATGTAGATCCCCGCGCCGATGTCCGCGGTGATCTCCTTGATAGCATCCGGGCATGTCGTGAGCGGGAGCGTGTCCTCGAACCTGCCGAGCGCGGGATCCACGAACTGCACCCGCGCGCGCTTGCAGCAGTTATCGAGCTCCGTATCATGATCGGTATTGGGTGCAGGTATCTGCGGGATCCTGATCGCCTTCAGGTCGGTCTTGGTCGCGTACTCAGCCATTGACCTCGCCGCCCATCGATGCCTTTGCGATGCGCGCGGCGAGCACGGACTTCCTGCCGGATGTCGAGACGTTCATGTCCGCGGCCATCCTCCGGAGCTCTTTCACCGTATATGCCGGGCTGTCGAGCTCTTCGACGGTGTACCCCGGAGTGTCTGGGTTCCCGAAGTCGTAGGCGTCGTCCACGGCGTCCGATTCGGCCGTATCGTCCTGCTCCCACACGGGCTCGTCCTCGGTCTCCGAGGGGAGCGGTTCAGGGACATCCTCGACGTACTCCTCGATATCGAGCCAATACTCGTCGAGGACGTTCTGGAGGAGTCGGTCGCCTTCGTCTCCGCTCGGGAAGTCGGCTCTCGATATGACACGGGGCTCTCTGCCGAACTTCATCCCGCTCCGGTTGAAGTTCCCGAAAGGGTGGTTCTTCCGGACCTGCACGCTGTATCGCACATCTTCCTTCATCTGTCCATCTCTCCTTGACGTCTGGATCATTATGGGGGGGTGTCCTCCCGTGACGGGAGGACCTTTGCCGGTTCAGCCCGATCAGCTCGGGTTGTTCCTGATCGACAGCCGCCAGTCGCCGTATCCGAACACCATACGCTCCTTGATCCCGAACAGGTAGCTGTTCTCCACTACCGCGAGGCTCGTGCCCTCGCCCAGGCTCTCGTTCTTGATCTTCTCGCGCTCCTGGAACACGAACGGCCGCGCGAACTGCTTGGCGCCGTTCAGGTACCAGCAGTTGACGTCCTCCAGGTGGATGTTCACGAGCGGCTTCAGGCCGTACTTCGTGACGATGTTCTTGTCGTTGTTCGTGCCGCCCGGGAGCAGCTCGGACTCGATCGCCACGTACAGGTCGGCCTCGAGGTCGATGGGCACCATGATGGAGCTCGGGATCACGCCGGCCTTCCGGCCGCGGTCGTCCCGGAACTTCCGCATCTTGATGATCGCCGCCTTGATGCCGGCCGCGCCCAGGGTCTGCGTCTCGTCGTTGTCCTGTGCGGTCGTGTACTCTGAGGCGGGGTCGACGTGGTCGCTGTCGTACATCTGCTGGCCGTCGTAGCAGAGCCCTGCGGAGGTGACGCCGGCGATCACGGTCGCCGCGAACAGGAGCTCCTTCTCCTGGTACGCGCTCTCAGCGAGCTGCTGGACCCTGCGCTTGACCTCGCCGAACTGGTCGTCGGCGAGCTCGTCACGGCCGATGAGGATCGACGCCTCGTACGTCTTGTTCTCGAGGCTGTAGCGCTGCTCGGTGAGCCGCTTCGGCTGGCGCTCGTCGATCCACTCCTGGAGCCGCGCGGTCGACCCGAGGGTCACGTACCTGTGCTCGGAGGTCGTGGACTTCACGGTCTCGCAGAGCTCGGGCCACGTCGGCGCGGTGATGGCGTCCCTGGCCGTCTCCGCGTACGCCATCTTGAAGATGGTCGCGAGGGCGGTGTTCAGGTACGACTGGTTCAGAACTTCAGGTCCTGGCATCAGGCATTCCCCCCTGGTAGGTAGATGGCGATGTGCAGAACACAAGACAGGTCTGCATGATTGCTCGTGGTGACCTTCAGCGCAGTCTCCGCGGCGTAACCGTGATTGAGCCTCACGGTACTGCCGGTCTGGTCTGCTCCGAGGGCATAGGCTCCGAGCGTGGTAGCATCGGATCCTGCCAGTGCCGTCCAGCCTACGGCCGCTGCGGTGGTGGCTGCGAGGAACCCGTTCGCGTCGTCGGCGTCACCAGCATCGACGGTAGCGCCCGACATGTGTACGAGGACCTCCAGATCCTCCGAATAGACGATAGCGCCAATGGGTACGGTGACGACGGTCGTGCTTACTGTGTTAAGGTTGCCGAAGGGGTACTCGAGGTGATAGATCCCTGCAGGCCGGTTCGTGTATCCCGTGATGTCGATTAACGGCGCGGTCGCCGATGGTACGTCGACGATCATGCCGTGCGGTGGGTAACACTGTGGTGTGGTGGTGACGGTCTGGTCGTCAGTGAGCCATACTTCCCTCCCGATGTCCGTCTCAGCAAGGCCGGATCCGACGAACTCTCCGATGCCACTACGGTCCACGTTGTCAGCGTCGCCCGCTGCGCCTCCGTTCACTGCGATCCCAGCGAACGGCTTCAACGCGAGCGCGGTCGTGAATGGCTTCAGGTATCCGCCGTCGATCACGTAGGCTGCGCCGGCGTAGCCGGTCACGCCCGTCGCGATCGTCATGGACTTCACGGTGCCGTCCTGGTGCTTCGGGTCGCGGTGGTTGGCCTGCGCGGTCATCTTGATGACCACGAGGAACATCATCAGGAGCAAGGGTATGCACCCGAGGATCGTGCTTGCGAGAGCCGGGATCATCAGGCATCACCCCCGTCAGGCTTGTCGAGCTTCCAGTCCGGGTCGAGCTCCTTCGCGGTCAGGCCGAACTTGTCGAATGTGTCCTTCCCGTCCTCGTAGGTCTTCTCGTGCTCCGCCTTCCCGCCGGTACGCTGGGCGCCGATGACGCTCCTGCGCTCCCCCGCGGGGACGTCCTCCAGGAGACGCTCCTTGTACGCCCGCATCGCCTGTGCTGTGACGGCGACCGCGGTCTTCTTCAGCTCCGGGGTCTCCATCTCCGTCAGCTCTGCGAGGCGCTTCTTGGCTGCCTCCTCGTCCAGCTCGTCCTCAGCCAGGTCCTTCTCGATCTCGAGTGTCTCCTCCGCGAGGGCCTCCTTCTCCTTCTGGCGATAGGCTTCGAGTTCCGTGCTGTGGTCCTCGAGGGCCTTCTTCGCCTCGGCGAGCTCTGCCTCCGCTTTGGTGACCTTCTCGGTGAGGGCCTCGACGCTGGCCGTCTCAGTCTCGCCGAGCTGCTTCTTCAGGCCGGCGTTCTCCTTCTCGAGAGTCGCGAGGCGGCTCTCGAGCTCCTTCACCTTGTTATCTTCTGCCATAAGGTCATCTCCGTCGGTGGTCACTGGCGGGTCCGATGAGGCCCCCGCCGTGAACGTGATGGCCAGCGCTTCGACGGCGCTGGCCGCGAGAGGTCTGACGCGCGACTTGTCCTTCGAGAACGCGGGCTCGAGCGTCGCGGCAACGCCGCGCGGTTCGATCCCGATAAACCGCCCCGAGGTGTCGAACTCAGGCCACCCCTGGATGCTTTCGTACAATTCGCCGGCCGCTGCAAGGTCCTGCAGCGCCTTGTCCTTGATCGTGTGGTAAATGTCCATCTCGCCGTCGTCGTTCTTCCTGGCGTCCTGGATGCGCGTGTCGAACGCCAGCGGGTTGTCTATGAACAACGTCGAGCCGTTGTGTGATATCTCCGTATGAAATTTCAGGAACGGCTTGTCCTTCCAGCGCTCTGGCTGGATCATCTCTGACGTGAAGTCCCACCCCTGCAGCTCCCCGGGGCCGAGCACGGTGGCCTTCACGAGCATCTCGCCCTCGGGCACAGTGAACCCCGTGATGTCCTCGACGATCGAAGCTGGGGAGCTCGCCTGCCATGCGATGCTGACGGATCCCGCGATAGGTGCGTCAGCCTTCCACTCGTCCGCGAGCCACTTCTCGACGGCGTCCGCGTCCGAGAATTTATCCTTTGAGAATCGGAGGCTCTGCGCCTCTTTCTTGCCGGATTCGGTGAGGGTCCCGACGACGAGCTGCACGCCCTCGGCGAGCTCCGTCTGCCCCCATGAATCGGTGGAATCCTTGAAAAGCGAGGGGTCCTTCAACCGGACCTTGAACTCGGTCTCTTTCTCGTCGATACCAGGCATCGACAATTTAAATTTCCGGACTCTCGATATAAAGTTGTCGGCGCGGTTTCAGCCCTTTTCGGGCCATTATCTCGTCGTGCATGTACCTTACGGTCCTCGTGTTCGGACGCTCTCCGAAGTAGGCGGCCAGACGGTCTGTGATACGTTCGAAAGACACCCCCGATCCGCGGTAATGTCTGATGATAAATATCACGTCAGGATCGAGCCTGAATTTTTTCACACGTCCCATGGTCAAATCACACCCCTCGCGCCGGTGAATTGTAGGTCCGGATGAGACCAACACGCCGCCTCATCTTGCCGGGAAAAACCGATGCTTTCGAGCGTCTCCAATTTGCTCTCGTCGAAGTAGGGAATCTCGACGCACCCGCAGTTCATGTGATACGGAGGGAGCCCGTAGGTCGGCTTGTCGTAAGAGTGCGGGTTGTCGTCCTCTATCTCACGGCAAAGATCACAGCAGTCGCCCGCCGCGAGTGACTCGAACATCCGGGTGAACGGTTGGTACCTGGCGCGGGCCGCCGTGTTGTACGAGTCCGCCATCGTCGTCCTGATGTACCCCGAAGCGCGCGCCCTCGGGCTCATGTTGCCGGTGCCGGTGGTCATGTACTTCGAGTGGAGACCGGGGTACTGTTCCCGGTGAAAGTAATGCTCGATGTCGTTCCTCAATCCTGTAATACTCTTGCCGGTGGTGAGCGCGTTCGTGACCGTGCTCTTGAGGGACTGCGTCGTGTTCCGGACGATACCGTCGAAGGCGTCGACGACACGGGCGTGATGTGCCGACAGCATCGCCCTGTCCATGGACAGAGTGGTGCCAATGTTCACTTTCACCCTACCCCGTGACGCCTTCTTTAATCGCATCTCCCCGTCCCTCGCGCCCTTCGAGTACGCCTTACCGAGCGGGTCCTCGACCTGGGCCGCGAGGTAGTCCGGTGTGAATATCTCCATCGTCGTGCCGATGTGTCCCATGAGGAAGTCGTGCACCGCAGGATCCACGGGCGTCGGGTTCGGAGGCGGCGCGTCAGCGAACGCGATGGGTACGTTGATGATGGCGCCCTCGTCGACGACGAGCTCGTCGAAGATCGCGAGGATGTGCTCTGCGAGAAAATCGAACTGCCCTGCCATCTGACGTTCTATCCGGTTGCTCATCACGCGGAGGCCGTTGGGGTTGGGTCTCGGCGTGGGCCATCACCCCGTCGCTTCCAGTCCAGTCCCGTCTGCCTTACCCTCACCAGGTCCTTCGCCAGCACCGTGAGGTCCGGTAGCGTCGGGCGCGTGCCCGCCGGGGCCTTTCGCCGGTGGCGCGTCTGCGAACGGGTCGGGGCCCTGCGGCTGTTCGAGCGGTGGTAATCCCCACATCTCACGGGCCTCTGTTGCGGGGTCGATTATGCCGGCGTCCACGAGCACCACGATGGTATCGGCGAGCGCCTTGCGGTCGTCCGGGAGGAACGGGTCATGCACTACCTCGATCTCCGCGTCCTCGTGGATCTTCAGGTTTTGTCGCAGTATCGGGAAAAGCCCGTTATGCCAGAGGTCATCGTCGAGGATCATCTGCTCGAACAGTATCCCCGGTGCCATGAGCGTGGCCTGTGTGTTTGCCGTGGATCTGTTCGCGCCCTCGCCCTCGGTGGTGAACTTCGGGACCCTGAGAGCCCTGGTCTTCCGGTTCTCCGTTTTCTCGATCGCCTTCACCAGTTCGGAGATCTGGTTGTTCAGGGAGATCGGGAGGAGGTCGACCGAATCGTCGGTGATTATCTGGTTCGCTATCGATGCGATCGTGGTCCTGCCGGCGGAGGTGCTGACGCTGACACGGTCCTTCAGGAGCTCGTCGAGCTTGACTATCCGCTCTTCAGCGTCCGCCACGCCGTCGTCTGTGTCCATGTCGATGTACCCGTCCTTGTGCATCTCCCACAGCTTTATCTTCGCGTGGAGGAGCCCGTGCGCCGCTCTGAGGAGGAGCTGGTAGAGCAGTTCCCAGAGCGTGTCCTCGCGGGCCACCAGGTCGCTCACCTGTTGCGCGAGACCGAACCCGAGAAGGTCCGTGCCGAGCCTCCGCCAGTACGAATGAATGATCACGTCGGGGCCCCACGGCGTCGCTTCCGTGCCGTTGCCGTTCCCGGTGTCATCGCCGGACGACGTGCTGTCCTCGTCCTCGCTGCAGTAGTACCCGACGAGTTTTCCCGTCTCGTTCTTCTTCGGGATGACACCGTTCGGGTCGAGCACCTGGACGTCGAGCTGCCATGGATCCCACAGCTCTACATCCACGTCGTCCTCGTCGGTGATGATATGTCCAAAATAATTGCCGAAGAGGAGCTTGTTCAGCATGACCTCTTGCTCCCAGCGGCTCGCGGAGAATTTCTTGCCGAACTTGTTCAGCGACTTCTCCCACTCTTTCGCTTTGTCGGGGTCCTTGTCCCACGATACCGAGAACGTGATTCGACCGCCGGCGATGAACGTCGCCAGGATGTCAGCCGAATAAAACACCTGGTCGTCGTGCGCCGCCATGTAGAGGTTCGTCTCCGTGTTCGGTATGACGAACGCGGTGCTCTCCTGGAGGCCTTCGGCAGAACCGGGGCTCGTCGTCCTCCGCGTAGCGAGGGGGACGTCGATATCGGTCCGCATCATAACAATCGGTCTTTTCCTGTAGGGACGCTCTACGCCCTCGATAACTTGCTTGCCGGTACCGGTCAATTCGGACACCGACAATAATCATGTTCCGACTCTCGATATAAAGATGTCGGTCGTTTTGGCTGTTGACGACGACGCAACACCGGGGGTTTTGTCCGTATGAGCACGAGTGCGGCCGCCGGCGGACCTCGAGGGCGGAGATCTTGACGTCGACGAGCTCCTGCAGAGTTCCGCTTCAAACGTAAATCGGGATGTTTATTTTAAAATGATTCAATTACGATTATGAGAGGGTATCACGATATCCGACCGATACTGTGACGCATCTTCCTTACTCTCTTCACCGGCCGGATCTTCCCCATCACCGTCGCCCACGCCATCGCGAGCGCGTCCACGGCGTCGTCGTGCATCCCGGCGGCGTGCTGCAGCCGGATGTTCCCGGCGGACGTCTCCACCTCCTGGAAGCCGAGCACTTGCTCCTTCATGTCGGTCCAATGGTCCTTATCGAGCGCCGGGTGGTATCGGAGGTCCAGGTCGCTGCGCTCGAACGCCGACCGTAGCCACCCCATCATCTGGTTCTTGTTGCCTGTTCCCGAGGCCTTGAAGCGTACCGCCTCGACGGGTGCCTTCAATTCTTTGAACCGGTCTATCATCCCCGCGCCGAGGCCCTCGTCCACCGGGATCGCGTCGTACGGGTGAGCCTTGTGCCACTTCATGATCACGCCGACCGTCTCCATGTCGGCGCCGCCGGGCGCGACGTAGCAACGTGTCCATTTACCACCGCACAGCTCGACGCCCCACGTCAGCGAGCTTGTGGCGCCGGGGTCGATCGCGAGGACCCGAGGACGTCCGGCCGGGTGACTGACGGACGTGAACGCGGCGTCGACATGCCTCGCGTCGTGCTCGCCGATCTTCGGGTTGTGCCATCTGAAGAACCCGTGCTCGGTCCACGCGCAGAACTCGCTGAGGACACGGCGTCTGAAGACGGGGTGGTTCCGCCCGTACTTCAGCTCCATGTATTGTATCCACTCGGGGTCGGTCCATGGGCTGTCGTAGGCGTTCACCTGGACGCGGCGCCAGTAGTACGAGCCGTCCGGCTTCCTCAGAGTCCACGCCTGATATAGGTCACTGCCCTTCGACGGATTACCGGGGACTGAGAGCAGGATGACCGCGTGTGGATTACATGAGTCGATCGCTTCGTAGATGTATGCCGGGAGACCACGGGCCTCGTCCGCCACGATGAGAAGGTGCTTGCCGTGGAATCCCTCGAACGGCGACTTGTCCGGTGACTTCTCGGCGCTGTCGCCGGGACGGTACCCGATCATCCGGTGGTCCTCGTCCCACGAGCGGCAGAGCATCGCCTCCGGCAGAAACTCCCAGCCGAGTTTTTTCTGGATGTGTGCAGCGGCCTTCTTCGACTTGCCCCATAATTGATATCGTAACTGCGTCCTCGAGGTTGACGTCGCGATGACCTCGGCGTCATCGTATTGGTGAAAATACTCGTCCATCAGGTGAGCGATGCCGAACGTCTTCCCGGACTCGTTCGCGCCGACGAAGATGATCCTCGGCTTCGGGTCGTTGAAGAGGTAGTTGCCGACCTTCCGCTGGTACGGTCCCGGCTCGAACCCGAAGTTGTGCTTCAGAGAATACCACGGGTCTGTCGCCGCCTGGATCGCATCGGCGCAGTCGCGGATGAGGGCGTCGGAGGACGAGGTGGTCATGGCTTCTCGGTTAGGGTATCCCCTGTTTCTCCGCCCACGATTCCCTTACATAACCCGTTCCATTACACTCGGGACAAGGATGAGAGACCTCCCCGTTCACGACGTGACCTGTGCTGTAACAGACAGGGCAGGAATCGCCCCAACGTGCGATTTTCCTTTCGTCCATTCAGTCACCCCCCTCATCCCGGTGCACGTTCCGGTAGTAGAAGTCATGGCATTCCCGCATCTCTTCCGCGATATCTTGGAGCTTGCCGAGGACCTCTTCCGTCTCATCGAGTCTCGCGTCTGTGAGGGTCTCGGTGATCCGGTCGCTCCACTCCTTCATCGCGTTCGCCGCGCTCTTGTCGTTGATGACGATGGTCATGTCTTCATCTCCTTCATCTTCTCGTACGCTTCGATGTGTTCGGAGGTCAGCACATCCCGGCGCCAGCCGTGGTTTGCTGCACTGCTGAAGAGCGCTATGGCCCCGTCAAATGTTATGTCGGGGCTCATGTCCTGGAGCATGCTCACCATTCTAAGCAGTTTCTCAGTGTCATATCCGGTGCGCTGCCAGAGTGAGGATACCTTCTCGCCAACTGCTATCGATTCGGCGTTTGTCATCGCGTGAGTGTCGAGAGTATCGCCGAGCAACGTACGGCACTGCTTCCGCTTGATCCCTGTGCATATCGAGATGAGTCGGGCGGACTTCCTAATGGCCCACCACCGACGAAGGCGCTGAATGAAGGCGCGCATCATTCCACCCCATCAGACTGATCCCTTATTATCCCTGCGTCGTACTCCCGGTGGCACCCCGTGCCGTCGCAATGGCGTATCGTCAGGCCGTAACCTTCCGGGCTGCTCTCGTACCACGGGCGCGTGTCATCGGATCCGCAGTGCGGACATGTCTTGTTCGGCCGGGTCGTGTCGACGAACAGGTCCCCGAAGGTCGTCTTCAGGTCCTCGACGATAGAGCCGGACTTCTTCCTGCCGTCGAGGATCGCGCGCTTCAGCCGGTTGTACGGTTTCCAGCAGTTCCTCGCCACGAGCACCGCCCACTGGGCCATCTCCGCAGGGGGATTCATCGACGGCGTCACGTCCGGATAGTCCTGGTCCATGATCAGGAGCCGGGACTTCACGAGCGCTTCCCGGACGTCCTCGCTCGTCATGTGTTTTGTATGGGTGTACCTGTTCTCAAGGAGCGCGAAGAACCGTTCCAACCGGATGAACCGGTCCGCGCCGTCCTCGTGCTCGTCCATTTTTATTCGGAGAGCATTCCATATCTTCCCGCCTTTTCCGCGTCTAATCTGTACCATCGTTATCATCTCCTTTCACTGCCTCGATGTCTGCCTCGCTCAACGCGATGACCTCGGATATCTCTCCCTGTAGCGTGATGATGTGATCAATCGCAGACTGGTAATTCTCCCACTCGATAGCGGCCCGGATATCTCCGACCGCGCCGTCCCACTTCCGCAGGATCTCGACGACGTGCTCCATCTCGGCGATGCGCTGCTGCTCAATCTCCAGGTGGGCCGCGTGGATCTCGTCGCCGTCGCTCATGTCCCGGGCCTCCTGAGACGGTAGTCGTAGAGCCGGTGCTTCTTCGGCGGTGGGTCAGCGCCGCAGTACGGGCACATGGTCAGTGCGTCCTCGTGGTAGCCTCGGATGACGTAGATGTGCCCGCAGGTAGGGCACGTCATGAGGATCCACCTGTCGGGCGGTCCGGGTTCACCGTTCATATCATTTCACCTCATTATTCGACGTTCGCCGTTCTTTCCCGTTATCATCATCGACGTTTCTACGTGGGAATGTTTCTGTGCCATGGCAGGCCAGCATCTTATCGCCTCCAATCCTCGGGTCCGAGGCCGTCCCGGATCCCGCAGGTCCGTTCGATATACTCCTCCCGCGCTCCATCTACGGCATGATATCGAACGTGGAGGTCGGCGTTCCCATCACGGCTGGCGGTGGTGACTACGATATACACCTTCGAGAACTTACGGGTCCAGAACTGTTGGAATGTCATCGTTATCCGCCCCCCTCGACCGGGTGCTTCTCCAGCCACTCCTCCAGGCCCTTCGCGAACTTGCCGGGCGCCTTCTTCCCCATCTTTTTTAACGCAAACGCCTCCGCGCGCTTGTACCGGAGCCAGTCGGGGTGCTCGACCAGGACGACGTTCAGCGTCTGGGTCCTGGCGTCGATCATGATGCTGAGGGTCTTCTCCGCGTTCGCGATACGCTCGTAGTTCCTGGCGATGCTGTCGAGGAGCTTGATCACTACCGTGATGTTGTCCCGGAGGCGCTTCTCCATCTCCTCGGAGAGGTGCCCCTTCTTCTTCAGCTGTTTATCGAACCACCCCAGGACGGTCTTCATTATTACCCGGAGGTCCTCGATGTCCGTGTTCACATCGCGTATCTTCTGCTGTACCTCGACGATCACCGGGTTGAGGGCTTTGTTCTCGACCTCGAGGTCGGCCTGAAATTGTAGTAGAATTTGCTTAACCCCGGCTCGGTCCAGATAATTTTTCACCGTAGAGCGGTGCACGCCGATATCCTTGGCGAACTCACGCTTGCTCGAACCGCCGACGACGACGGCCTTGTGGTAGAGCCTGGCGAACGCTTCGTCCTCGAACATTCGCTTGCCGTCGCCGTTCATTTCGGCTCATCTCCGGGCGTGCGGATCCCGCGCCGTCCTCTCGCGGTGATGCCGTAGAGGGTCGTGTGCTGCGTGATGCTGCGACCTCTGGATACCATCCGGTCGATGCTACGGTGCACGGTGATGACCTGCGCCCGACGGAGCTCTCTGATGACCTGGTGCAGTTCGAGCCGCGTTACGAACTTCCAGCGTCGGCGATACTCGTCGTAGAGGGCCTCGAACGTGACGTCGCCCCATTCGGCAAGATACGCTGGGATATCGCGCTTGACCTGTGCTCTGATGTCTGCTCTGATCGCCACCGGATCATTCCTCGGCGTCCAACGGCAGAACGATTGCCAGTATAGACTCGTCTTTGAACCTCGCGACTTCCTTCTCTCCGCGAGAGAACACTATCCAGTTGCCGTTAAATTTGAAGTCGTCGGCGTGTACCTTCATGCTGATCTCGCCACCATATACATCGTAGATCTTCTCTTTCGTTTCTTCAGTCATTCACATCATCTCCTCGTCTCCTTCGGGGCTCTCCAGCCCTCAGCCTGTCTCTGGAGGCGTCTCCGGCCTATCACGCTGTCGAGCGGTACGAGCACGGGCTGCACGTCCGCCGGGTCGTACGGCTTCGCGCACGACATGCAGAAGAGCAGTCCGCTGACGCCCATCTTCATGAGCACGTCGCTGCACTCCGGGCATACCATTCGATGGGTGAGCACGAACTCTCCCTTGCAGTCAGGGCATTCGAGCACGTCCTTCTTGTTCGTCCTGTTCAGTTGTCCGCTGCAGTCGGGGCACTCGTGCTGTTTCTCGGTTGGTGGTTCGGGTTTCACCATCGTATCACTCCTCTTCTACGGGTTCGGGTTCCTTCGGGGCGGTGTCGTCGACCGTTACGGTGATGTAACGTTCGGTCTCGAATCCGTATTGGTTCACCCTGTTGACCCACTCGATCTGTGGTGCTGTCTTCCCGTACTGGTCTTTCAACCGACGGTTTATCACTTCAACCAGGTCCTCTTCCGTGACCTTGAAGTCTATCGTCTTCATGTTCATTCTTATCATCTCCCTGCTTCCTGTCCGTTCTTTCCCCATTGGTCTCCCTTGATCGTGAAGTGTTTCGTGATCCCGGCGCCGTGCTCCTGTTCAAGGCTCTCCTGGGTGCGCTCCCAGATCCCGTGGAGCCGGTCGATGCACGGGCGCTCGTAGCACGCCCACTTGTCACCGGAGATAGGACCGTGCATTACCTCCCAGTCGTTGTCGAACGCGTCCTGGTCGTCGACATACCACTCCTGACGACCGCAGTGGATGCAGGTGTAGAGGGTAGAGGTCGGGGGCATCAGGGCTTCCCCCATCTCATTGACAACACCCCACGGAATTTTCTACTGTTATTCCCATTTTATAGTCCTCGATGATGCCTTCCAGCCGTTCTATTTCTTTATCCGCAGCTATTTGGCGTTCCATCATGGCTGTGAACGTCGCCTCTAAAATGCCGAAGTCAGTATCTTTCCAGTGCTTCAGTATATAGAAATTCACTTTGTTCCCCATCACCGTCCCCTCCATCGCTTCGCTGTCGGCCCGAGCCTCGCCGGTTTCAGCGTCCTGCACCTGCGGCAGTACATCATTATTCGTGACGGGTGATGACCGCCCTTGTATCTCACGACTCGGTGGCCGACGATGATGCACTGCAGGGATCTCCACGGGTGGCGCCAGTTCATTTGAAGAACCTCCCCCACCAGTGCTTTCGCTGTCGCTTCTGTTTCGCCTTGTACTCGCGGATGAGGGACTCGGTCACGGGCATCGTGGACATTCCCGGACCAGCGCGCATTTCCTCGGGGTCATGTGGTTCGAGACAGCGCGGGCACAGTAAGCGCCCGTCATCGGTCCAGTAGGGGACGGTGTCTCGCATCTCGACGACACGCCCGTAGGTCGGGCAGTACCCGAGTGCGTTATGCGGCAGGATCCCCTGTCGCACCATCTCCAGAAGATTCATGTCCCCCATGCGTTGCGCGACTTGGAGCAGTGGCCACGTGGGGTCTTCCTTCTTCACGTCCGCTTCGTGCTTCATCCGTGCACCTCCGCCAGTGCTGCCAACGGCGCGAGGACGTCGATGAGCGCCTGCTCCCGACGGCGCATCTGGAGCATCAGGTTCTCCTTCGCACGGGTGACGCCGGAGGGTGTCAATGAGTAGTAGGAGTGCCGGTGCTTCCCGACGTGCTGGTATCTCCGCTCGACGTAGCCCGTGCCGACCATCCTGCCGAGCGCGTACTTCAGCTGATGCTTGTCGGGCGCGTGCATCCCGTAGTTGCCGCCGTTCAGCGCTTCCTCGATCGCGTCGAGGGACGCTTCCTTCACCGTCGCGAGGTAGCGGTAGAGCTCGCCGATGATGTCGACCTTCCTCATTCGGCGACCTCCCCCCGCATCATCCGAGCACGGTGGTGGAGCATCATCGCCATGAGCCCGATGTCGACATTCTCAGCGACGAGCTCGTCGTGCGGTGGGCGACTGCCCCACCGGAGAAGCCACTCCTCCATCTCGACGTCGAGCTCCCCGACCTCTTCCTTCAACTTCTCGAAGAGCCACGCAAACGAGCAGACTTTGTACGAGTCGCCCTTCTCCGGATCGTGCCTTCTCATCGTGCGCTCCATCGCTTCCGCGAACTCCATGATCTCCGGGCGCGGGTACTCGCCGCGCTCGATATCCCGGATCACTTGCCGGATCCTACGGGCGTGCTCGGCCTTGACCGTTATTCGTACCTCTCCCGGTTCCATCTTACTCGCCCTCCTCCGGCGGTGGGGGCCTCCAATATCCGGGCGAGGGCTTCCATCATCATGCCGTCGTGAAAATCGGTATCATTCCGGTGGGTTGGTTTTCCCCGGTGGAGCATGATTATCAACTCCTCGTCGCCCATCTCTCTAAAGTGGTTTTGTCCGTCCATCCTCAATCACCTCTCTTTCCGAATGCGTCCAGCGGGACGCTGTCCGGGTCCCCCTGGTCGCAGAGTTCGCTCTTCCGGGTGTTCCTGTTCGTGATCATCATTTTTATCCGGAGGTACTTCTCGTTGACCGCGATCGGTGAGAGCCCGTCGGCCTTTCGCCGGGCGTTCCGCCGTTTCGCGAACTGGAGGTAGTCGTCGACGAGCGTGTAGATCGTCCGGATAAGCTGCTCGTCCATGTTGGCGAGAGCCTTGTACGTCTTCAGCTCGACCTCGGATCTCCTGAGCATCACGCCGCCCCCCGCAACACTTCCACCTTGTGCGTCACCAACGACAGGTCCAGGTTCATCCACGCCGTCTCGTGCTCCGCGTGGACGTACTGTTCGACCTTGTACTCGTTGGGATTGAATGACATCAGCGCCAGGAACTCTTCGATGTGCGAGCATTTCTGCCGGTAGTGGAAGCCGTCGCACGAGCACTCCCAGCGTTCCCGGTCGTCGGTGTACTGCATGCAGTGGTTGTGATCTCCGACGGGGTCCGTGCTCGTGTGGACCATCACCCTTCTCGCGTCGACGATGTGGAACCCCTTTCCCCGCAAGGCGGACAGGACGCGCCACACGTAGACCATGAACTGATGGAGGCACCAGCCGTTCGTGTGGTAACCTTGACAATCGCATTCGAGTAACCAGGATAAATGTCTCTCGGTCTTGTTGTAGTTCTCTTCCGTTAACGGCTTGATCGAGTAGCCCTTCGCCGTCCTGATCACCTTGTCATACGATAAAAACTTCCAGATCTTGTTCAGCGGAGAGCCCTTCGGATATGCGGTTGATATCCATATCGGAAGCTCGTCGTTGTCGTACACGGTCCAGCCGAGGATCGCTGCGACCTCGTACTTCGTGACGGAGAACGGGGACGAGGTTATGGTGCGTCACCCCCGTCCGTTGAAAAGGGTGAGGGAGAAACACCGGCCTGGGAGGTTCGCGGGAAAGATGGAGTCAGACCCGCGCACCTATCACCGGCGCGCTCCCCCATTATACGAATAATATTGATGTTCATTAAGGTTCCGTCGGGAATCGTGATCATTGCACCTCAACCCCGTCGTATGGATCCAGCGTCTCGCGCTCGTCCCTCGGCTCGAACGTCAGCTGCGGGTGCTTCAGCTCGTCGCCGATACGATTCAATGATCTCGATACTCTCGAGAGTGACCGCGATATCTCCGGGAGGTCCTGCCACCCGTTCTTGATCGCCTCGAGGTCGACCTCGACCACCTCCACCTTTTTCCGTACCTCGAGGACCATGTCCTGGGTCAGCATGACCTCGTCCTTGATGTCCAGGAGAGAGCGCGGGGCCCTCGCGACCAGGTCCGCGATCCTCGGGTCCTCGGTCTCGACTTCGACGATGCCGTCCTTCGCGGTCCCGAGGCTGTCGTCGATCCAGCCGCCGTCCGTTAGGATCTTGCCGTCGGTTCCCTTCACCTCGTCAGCCAACGCCTTCGAGTGCGTCATCACGCCGAGGTGCTTGGACACTTCCATCGGCATGCCGAGCCTGTAACCCCACCGCTTCTCGATGTAATTCTTCAGCTGGAACGCGACGTCGTCCCGGTCCTTCAGGCACTGCTCGAGCGTCGGCGCTGACACGAACTCTATCGGCAGGTACGCTACCATCGTCTTGTCGCCGTAGACCCGGACAAAAACGTCGACCTCACCGAACCGCAGTCGTTTCTGGCTTACCTTCGTGTCTTTCATCCAGTATTCAGAGTCCCAGGCGACGTTCCCGCTCTCCGTGATCTTGTACTTGAACGCGTGGTTGTGGACACGTATCGCACGGGACTTCGTCCCGTCCCCCACGTCGTGATAGTTACAATCCTCTTTCGGGGCGTTTCGGCCCCTTTCATAGAACGTCCTTCGCTTGCTGTAGTTGACGCCCGGGAGGAGCAGCCGGATCTTTTCTTCCGCATCGGAGCGTCTCGCGATCGGGCGTATCCACCCATCCTTCAGGAGCTCCTGGACGTAGTACGATACCATCCGTTTCGATATCCTGAGCATGTCCGAGATCTGCTTCTGCAGGAACATGTTCGGGGGGACGATGAGCCGGAAGACGTCGTCCTTCACGGCGATGCTTCCACCCCCCTGTTGTTACAGAAAAGGTTACATGAATTGCCATGACAGTTACAATCTGCCTTGATAGTTACATCCTTGATAGTTACAATGCTCAGGCGACCACCTCCTTGAAGCGGATCACCTGGAGCAACTGTCCGGGGCCGTACCATCCGAGGAGGAGTTTCCCGAGGGCTTCACCCGTCGGGGGGTCGATGAAGTCCAGCTCCGCCAGGTACGTGAGCTTTGGATGGGCCCACGGATAGAACTTGCCATTCATGGTATCCGTCAGTCCGGTCTTTTCCAGCTCCAGGACGAGGAACTTCTCGACCTCGACCCGAAGACGCCACGACCACTTCGAGCGGTACGGCTTCCCTTCCCATCCGTGGAAGAGTATCTGGTCATCCCAGATGGGTATCTTGTCCGGGTCGTCCGTCTTGATCGCGCGGATGGTCTGAGTACAACGGCCGTCGAGGACCGCCGGGATCTTCGGCGCGTAGGTGAAGGCCTTGACGAACTTCTTCACGGGACCACCTCCTGACGGTAGGGTGGATCCAGGATCGGGGTGTTGCAGATCGAGCAGACCATCGGGCCATCTCCCTCAAGCCGTAACTGCACGATCTGGGGCAGGTACGCGCAACACGTCCGGCACCAGAACACTCTCTTCGCGGGAGGTCTCACGGGACCACCTCCACCGGGAATTTATGCCCGCAGTCACGGTCACTGCAACGGTATTCCGTCGTGCTCCACTGGTAGGTGTCGCCGCCGCATATCGGGCACCGGACGCCCTGTCCCGGTCGCGTGGTCGGCCTCGGCTGGAAGTTATCCGGATAATGACGTCGGCACTTCGAGCATTGCGGTGACGAGCCTTGAGGTCGGTAGAAGCGGCACTTCGACGAACCGCATGATGCTCCCTCGGCGCGGCGGCCCATCAGAGCACCTCCCCGTCCGTCCGCTTGTACTTGTTAAGGACATCGAGGACGTCGATGATGTCCTTCAGGCATTGATTATTGAAGATCGTACAATCTTCGAGGAACACAGTATATTGACGCCACGGTGGATGCCATCTTATCATTCCGAGAAGGGATTCGTCCCTTGATTCGATAGTCCACACTTCCGTCTTCCCACTGTCTGTTACTTTTAATAATTCGAATGTGAGGTATGATGTACTCTGAATAAGTTGAATAAGATCCCGGACCTTCACCAACGCACCCCCGCTCTCAGTGCATCAAAAGAGCATTCGCTGATCCCGTCGTTTGCGACGACTGGATCAACGGTAGTACCAAAAAGTGCTACTCCGGGGATGAGCCAGGGGGTATAGTAGGACCGAATCCGGCCGGGCCCACTCGTTGTCTGGCGTTTCGCGTAGTAGCACTTCTCGGCTCTATTCGCAGCCTTCAGACTCTTCTCATCTTCGGAGCTATCAGAGGTTGATAGATGCTGTCGCGCACCGCGTCCCGTGCGAGATCTTCGAGCTCGCCGACGTAATGGCGGAACACCGCTTCCGTCGAGTGGTCGCTGATCCTCATCGCCACCGGGACAGGTGTGCCGTTCCTGATGAGCATCTCGCACCCCGCTCTCCGGAGCATGTGGAAGGTCACGCGGAACCCGAGCTCGTCCGAGAGCGTGTGCATCCTGTTCTCCAGTGACGACCGCGTCAGGTTCCCCATTTTTTTCCGCTCGTACTTCGTCCAGATGAACAGCTTGTCCGGGATCGGCGCATCCGGTGAAATCTGCTTCACCGACCGGATCACCTGACGACGGTGTTCGAGGAACTCCTGGTACTCGTCGAAGATCTCCGGGTTGATCGGGATCACACGTTCCCGTCCTCCGCCGGGGCCCTTGTCGATCCCCCGGATGTAGGTCGGGTGGATGTCGCCGGGCGTCATCCCGAGGGCCATCTTTCGACGCGCCGTCAATAGCCCCGTCATCACCATGATCCGCGTCTGATGCTGCTCGAATGTCCGCCATCCATTTAGACATGACATCATGCAGTCGAGCTCGTCCATGGTGAGCCTCGGCCTGTCCGGTATGTGGTGTTGTAGTAAGGGTCGGTCGAGCGGGTTCCCGCACTTGTGCAGGAACGCCATCATGATACCGAGCTGGTACTTCCTGTTCCCGGGCCCCCCCGGGATCATGTGCTTCAGCTCGATCAGCTCGTCCTGCGTTATGGTGATCGGTTGCGGCAGGTATTTTGTTCGCGTTCCCCGGATCTCTTTCAGTTGCCGGAAGCAGTGCCTGAGCACTCTCGCGCTGTCGTCTATATGCCTCTGCGTCCTCTCCTTGCGTCTGAGACTCGATAGATACCGCTCCAGCTCCGTACCGAAGCTCGGCGGCCTCATCTGTCACCTCCCTATCCCGTCGTCTCCTTATCATTCTTGTGCCTTCTTCCGTGGAAGTTCTGCGATTTTCTTTAGCGTCTCCTCTACGTCTTCTTCTGACATCCAACCGATAACGTCGTCCGTGATGGGTGTGTCATTTGTCAGGTTTTCGCCGTCCAGTACCCCCAGCTCCCACTTCCCTGCCTCGTGACCATAAGAGAACGAGTGCTTGACCACCGACGCCCCGTAACCATTGTCGAAAGCGAAGCAATACTGAACGCCGCCGTTTATGTAACGTCCTTCGCTCGGCTGGTGGCCGAACATCACAGGTACTTCTTCCATCTCGCCGTCTTTACTGCGCCCGGCAATCACATCAAACGCACGGGCGACACTCTCACCGGTTGTTGGTTCTTTACTCATTTGGATGTCTCCTTTACGATTCGTCGAGGGTCGTCTGCTTCTCGACCTTCCCGACGGTGAACGTGATCACGTCGCCGACCATCTCCAGGTTCCACGCCTTGGCGGTGGTCTCGTCTGTGGTCATCTTGAAGTCGGGCTTCTCGTCCTTGCCGACCTTCTGCGCCAGCTTGTACGTGACGCTCGATCCGTCAGACTTCTCCTTCGTGTCGATCTCGATAACTTCCAGTTCGATGTCCATGCTACGCTCACCTCTCTCTTTCTTGATGATGTGGTCGAACTCGCCAGACTCTATTCTTCCCGGGAGCTCTTCCATCTGTTTGAACGTGAGGTCGGCGGCCTTCTTACCACCGACAGATATCTCGATGTTCGTCTCCTTCTTCGGCCAGCACTTGTCGCATCGATAGACGCCCTTCTCGACGCACACCATCTTGGTCCCGCAGTTCGAGCAGAGCTCAGGCATTCAGGGCCTCCTCTCTGGAGCTAAGTAAACCGGATTCGGGAAACGTTGCTAACGTGCCGTCTAAATTGTAGTACGGTGATGGATGATAGTAGAACTGACAGAATGAGCATCGATATCCGCATTTGTAAGGGTTCAGTATTCCGAAGCAATATAAACAGTCCATCCGTCACGACCCCCTCTCTGTCGGGGGAACCTTCTGTGCAATCATTTTCATGCCGTCTTCAGGATAATACATCAAATCAATACAATCGATATGGAATACTTTGGCCTCGTAAGTGAAGCCTTCGTCCTCATTCGTTCCATAGACTGATATGAGCGTTGACTGACCTTCTTCATTCGTCCCGCAGATGGGGCATTCCTGCTCTGGTGGAAATTCCTCAAACACCCTCATTCCTTCACCCCGTCGTACGTGTAGCTGCTTGACGTCCTCCGGAACTGGAAGATCATCCCATTAGGCATGATCGCTTCGATGTGGTGATGACCCTTCTCGTCCGTCAACATGTCGACTATCTCGCAGCCGAGCTTCTCGAGGATCTCGCGCATGAAGCCGTTCCATTGGCCGATCGTCATCGTTCTCCTTTTCATGTGATCACCCGCACGTCAGGCAGCTCCCGCAGTTGTAGCAGAACTTCGTTCCTCTCTGGTGAGAGCTTCCGCAGCGGTCGCAGTCTATCGTTTCGATGTCAATTCCCACGGAGGCCGTGAGCCGTACGCCGACCTCGACGGGGGCGCTCACTCCAGCCCCTCCGTTACCGTGAGAGACGGGGTGATCATGATCATCCTGCGGTGGGTCAGCTCGCCGCGAGGCTCGATGATGCCGATGCCGATGCGGAGGGTCACTTGGAGGCCTCCTCCGGCGCAGCGTCCTGGATGCGCTGATGCTTCCAGCACAGCGGACGCCCGTACTTCTCGCAGCTGAACTCGTCCACCTTCACGCTGATGGGTTCGCTGCAGACCGCGCACGTCGCGTTCCCCCACTCGGGCACGTCCTCCTCGGGTGGTGGTCCGTCCTTCGGTGGATCGTCAGGAACATGTTCCTCGTCCTGAGCATGCCCAGGTTCGGGCTTGACCTCCTCGACTTCCATCTCTCCATCGGGGAGTTCGTCCGGGGGGTCCTTCACCACTTTGACGGAGCCCTCGGCGGCTGTCTCTACACCGGGGAACAGGACGCTGTATTGGAGTTGATAGGCGCTGACGAGCTCGTCGTACGCGTCGTCTGCGATCGCTCTCTTCACGCGCTGCTCCTCGGCGTGGACCTTCTCCGCAAGGGCAACGTTCAGCTTCTCCCACATGAGCTCTGCTGCTTTCACGCGGTCGTCGAGGGGGAGCTCCATGATGGGAGCGCCGAGGCCGAAGGAGAGATGACCCTCGATGTGACAGCTCTCGAAAGGGCGCGGCTGTACGGACACCTTCCGGGTCGCGCCGATCCATGCGGCGGGTTGCGGGAACTCGCCCATCTCAGCACCCCCCTCTGAGGTCCGCGAGCGCCTTCCGGTAGCCTCGGTAGAACTCGACATCGTAGGATGCTTTCGCACCGGCGGCCTTCTCCATCGCCTTGACAGCGAACGCGTCGGATGCGTCGAGGTCCTCGACGGTGATCACTCGACCACCTCCCACCTGGGCTCCTCGTCACCAACCTGGAAGTACCCCTCGGTGCGACCGCATCGCTCGCACGTCCTCATGGAACCACCTTCCGGCTTCTTGAAGCGGTTCCACTTGTGATGACGGCACCGGTCGCTCATTCGACCACCAGCCCTTCCTTCTCGAGCTCTGCCCGGTGGCGCTCCTCGAGCTCGGCCATCCCCGCGTCCGGCTTCTCCACCTGAACGTACAGGTTGTGTTTCTCCGTGTACGTCGCCGCGTCGTCGCCGAGGATCCCGACGTCTTTCAGCTTCCGTAAGAACGGCTTCGCGAATGTCTTGACGCCCTCAGAGACCTTGTCGTTCGCGACCAATACGGCAATAACTTTCGCCTTGTCGACGACCTCGAGGGACTTGGTCACGCGGACGTTCGCGTGGATGATGTCGAGCCCGTCGATGACGTCGAGCTCCTTCAGGTCGCCGAACTCGTCGACCCACGAGTCGCGGACCTGGTCGAGGAGCTTTGCCCGGATGTCCTCGTGGAGTATTATCTTCTCGATGAAGCGGGACTGCGTTGCTGTGATGAGTCCGTGCGCGGCATCGAGCTTCTCCTCGATGATCTCCCTCTCCCGGTCCAGCTCTTTGTGGTGCTGCACCGCCTCGATGACCGACGGGTCCTTGGTCATGGATGTCTGCTCGTCCTCGATCCACCCGGACAGCTCGTTGTAGCGTCTGAGGAGATCGTCGATCTGCATTCCGTGTTCGAGCGGCCCCCCGTCCTCGTGCTCGGTGCCCATGGTCATTCTCAGCACCCCACGATGGACATGATGTCGTTCACAAGCTCGGCGTCGGTGCCGCTGCGCGGTCCTGACAACAGGTCGGTGATCTCCTCGACCATCCGCTCAGAGCGCTGCGCTCTCTTTAGCCGGGCGTTTACCAGGTCGCTCAGGTAATCGTCTGCGACTTCACTGCTTCGTTTCTCCGTGTTGTTCTCCATCTTTTCCTTCACGATAAATCCTCCCAGTTTCTTCTTCGGGTGAGCGGGAAGGGAGGACGGGATGTCGTGGGGGCACCACTGTGGTCCCGTCCTCCCCGTTGTCGGGCTCCGAGGGGATGGTTCGCGTGCTAATCTCGGAGTTACCGCCGGAACCGTCGCCGCCAGAGGTGACATTGCCTTCTCCCGTATGCAGAGAGGACGCAGGCTCTGAAAATTCGGCGGCAGCGGGGCCAGAGGGATCTGGGAATTTTTCAATGAAACGACGGACCGCATCCTTCACGAACTCCGCTCGAGACGAGTAGTCGCTTTCGGGGGAGTTGATCAGCCCATCTATTTTATCGATCATGGATACCGGGAGATTGATGTACCCGTAGTCTTTCCGCATGTATCCGGTATAGGACGGGTAGTATATAATCCTTCGGTATGTGTATGGTAAGGGTTGGGGTATGATTGGAGTAAATATATATATACCTAACCGGGAGGGTATGGGTGCGTGAGGAGATACCCATGCCGCCAAAAGGATACGTCAGCGTGGCCCTCCCCGAGGGCCTAATCACAGCTGTTAATGATTTGATCGGGAGCCACCCCGACCTGGGATATCGGAACCGGACAGAGTTTATTATCGAGGCAACGCGGCGCCGGATCGAGCAAGTCGAAGCCCACCGCGACATCATGAACCTCGGGAAGGAATGATCACCGTATCCCGAGACGGACCGCCACCCTTATCGGCATGATTATTTGTATTCCGCTGCCACCTTCTCCGAGGGTGATCCGGACATCATCTCCGTGATCCTCGATAGTGATCTCCTTCGACGTCGTCTCAAGACACAGCCCCATCGTGTCCCCGCATATTCCATATACCTTTACATCTCGCGTCGCCCGGACCATTTGGTTACTCCCCCAAAGACAACCCCGCGTCTAAGGGTATTAAAACATGTCGTGGTAATTACCAACGGGGAGGTGGGGTCGGTGAAAGTGTGCGTCACTTAATACCGAATGCATCATCGGGATCGATGAAGTCATCCTCGCCGTCCGGCTTCTTCGCCCGCGTGATATAAATGGTACAGGCGTCCAATCCGCGCAATTCACGATCCAGCATCCCGTATGTGTAGTCTGGATTATTCTTACAGTATTGATTGCAGATGCTTTCAACACGCGATTTATTGTCGGGACCGCGAGCAAATACTAATAGAGAGTTCTGGGTTTCACGAATCATTCGGAGTTCGATTCTACGATAAACATCGGAATCCGACTGACCAGCAACGAAGATCGCAAAGTGATGATAGTGCAGAATATCATCGAAATGTTTTCTGAACTTCTCACCGACTTCCTGGATGTAATTTATTTCTGAAGGTTCCTTCGAGATATTGTTTTCGAGATCGTCGAGGAGTGGTAGGAAATCCAATTCAAACATGTCCATTTCCATAATGTGATAGATTCTCTTTGCTCGTTCTCCATAATTCCTTTTCAAAGAGATGAGCATGTCGTCGGCAATATTGTTCTCATCGTTATCCTCATAATATTTAATATTGTAGACGATCTTTAAAATTGTTAAGTCTCGGGGTGATAAATAATCTTTCAATCTCGTAACCGCAGGATAGTCATCAACGCGTTTCTCCTTGATGATATCATCGACAATTTTATCGTCTCGGATGATTTCAAATTCCGCTTCATTCAGTAACGGAGACGCTTTACCCTCTTCACCCTGCACGAGTGTGACTAAAGTTAAATTCATTTCCCCTATATTGATGTCGCCCTTTGCCGACATTTTGGTATCAATGCGATCTTTGGTCTGCTGTGCGTTCTCATTCAAGCTAAGACCATTAAGAAAATCCTTGATAGCCGCAGGTAACATGGGTCACCTTCGGTCGCCCGAACGGAACGCATAGCAGGCGGGATTGTCACAGTAAGTGAGCAATGATCCTTTTGAAATGTTCGCGACGTTTGATGTGGTGATGTCGTTTCCGCAGGCTCGGCATTTGACTTGCTCACCACCTAACAGAAGGTGTTTTTGGTCATCGATATCGAACCCCAGAGCGTGTGCTACTGGTTCAATGGTATGTTGATCGAATAATGCCGCATTGAATACCATTAATACACCTCCTCTTTTTCTGGCATGATGCACTTCCGCAAGTGACCATATTCTCTTCGATATAAATAACTATCCGAATGAGCCAGTGTCATTTCATCACGTCTTCCGCCGGTAGAACAACACACCCACGGCGGTCGCGCCGATCATGCCGGTGATTATCAACGGAGAGTAATTCACGGCGTCCGATGATGAGCTCTCCGTCCCGTTGCCGGTAGTGTCCGGTCCGGGATCCGGGTCGGGGTCAGGATCCGGGTCCGGGTCGGGCGGCGGTACGTACGGGGGATCGTCGTTCACGGGCTCCATCGCCTTGCTCGTCGCGTTCCACTCCATCAGGATAACGTTCTCGCTCACGGGGTCCTTGACGTTGGTCACGTTCAGCTCGAGGGTGAGGTTCTCGTCCTGGACGAACACCCCGAGGACGTTGCCCTCGATGAGGTTCTCCTCGATGATGAGGCCGTTCGGGAGGGTGCCGGTATGCGTTCCCTCGTAGATTCCTATACCGCACCCGGTGATCGTGTTCCGGACGATGGTATAGTTCTCGCCATGCGCGATTGCTACACCATACGATGCGTTACGGATAGTGTTCCCTTCGATGAGTCGGTTGTTCGATCGTCCCTGGATGTCCAATCCACCCTCTCCCGCCTCGATCGTGCAATTACGGATGATGACATCATCGGCGATTCGCGCCATGACCCCGATGTATTCACAGTAGATGGTAAGGTTTTCAAGACGTGTTCCGTTTCCCTCGAAAGAGATCCCACTCATAACGTCCCGAATGATACAGTTCTCTATTGTAAGATTGTCACACTTCCGTGCTCTTACTGCTCCGGATTCTTCAATCATGGATTCGATAACAAGATTTCGTAATGTAATGTTTACGCCGAAAAAATCAAGTGTAACGATTTGGTCACCAGTAATAATGCTCGTCCCGTTCGTCGTTCCCTGTATCGTGATGGACCTGTTCAGGAACGTCGAGTATCCTGGTGAGCTGTACGTCCCGTTCGAGAGATACAACGTGCCGCCCTCCTCGGTCCCGTCGACCATCTCCTGGAGGGTTTCCCCGCTCGAGGTCGTAACAAGCACGAGCAAGAGCGCCGATGCGAACACCATGACCGCGTATCTCATCCGGATATAATCAACACGGAGACTATATTAAATTATCTTTTGGTTCTCCCGAGTTAATTAATTAACTACTGGAGCAGGTCGAACAACGAAGGGCGCCGGGTGTCGAGCGTGACCTGTGTATGAAGATCTCCTTCGTACTCGGTCTCGAGGATGTATGCGCTGTCGACAGGAAGATCGTGAGCGCTGACGTCCATCCCCATCAACGGGCGGAGGAAGTAGCCACCGTGGTAGTTCAGGGAGAACGCGGCCTTCGGCTCCCGATTCAGTAACGCGTAGTGTATCGCTGCTTCCTTCAGGCGGTCGGGGCTCTCTGACGGAAACTTTTTCACTACCACCGGGCTCGGGCCGTGAAGTTGCTCGAGCGCAGTGTTCGTGAACGACGCCTCGATGGTACTGTCGGTCTTCGACTGCATCACCACGCGGGTCAGCGGGATCCCGGCATCGACGCTGGGGTCGAGGTCCACGCTCTCGTGACTCGGAAGGTGCAGGTTGATGGCGTCGAGCTCCGGGACGCCTTTGATGCGCCCGACATTGTCGTACGGGTTGAGCAAGAAATATTCGGTGACGTCGGTCATCGACTTGATGAGCACCGCCGCCTCCATCATCTCGTTCACCGCATCGAATCCGGACAGCCCGGGCAGCGTGCCCTCGAGGTCGCTCGGCATCCTCGAGATATCCGGTGTGAGATCGCTCTGGAACGTGGTGAGGTCGAACTGCCCCGTACGGTGCAGGAGCTCGCCCGTAAGGCCCCCGAGCGTCCAGCCGCTGACGTTCTCGTCGATGGCGATGCGCTCGCCCCCGAGGTACCGCGTGCAGTCGACGAGCGTGAGCACCACCTCGTCGCTCTCTATCTCCGCACCGACCACCTGGCCGCGGAAGTTGCGGCGCTCGTTCTTGTGGAATATACCGTGATAGAAGTATGCGTGAAGACCAAGGAGCGCGGTGGATGCGAGGAAGGATCGGCGCGGCAGTATCACCTCGATGTCCCGGACGATGATGTTCCCCTCGGTCGCAGTATGTACCTTGAAGTCCCGGACCGGAACATCGTTACCCTCGATCGTCAGGAGCGCCTTCACGCCGCGCTTACGGCCGACGATAACGAGGTTCGCGATAGTGAACTTTGCCGCGATCGTGACAGACAGCAGTTCCCCGTCCAGCTCCGTGACCTTGAACCCGCAGTCGTTGCTTGCGTCATCCGGGACCTCGATCGATGCGGAGCCGTCATTCGTCTCGCTCGTGCTCAACGTCTGCCACGTCTTACTGCCGGTGAAGTCAGTGCAGTACCAGAGTTTCACGTTCGTTGCACCGCCTGCAGCGACGGGCGTATTCCCCCACTCGAAGGTGAACATGTTCCCGATGTAAAGCGTCTCGCTGCCGCCCGGCTCGAGGAGCGTCTGGTCGAGCTTGTAGATCGTGAACTCGGCGCTCTCGTCGTACGCCGGCGTGTCCGACTTATCTGCGCTCGCGTCCGTTACCTTCACCTTGATAGCGACCCCGGGGGCGTTCGGTATCGTCCATGTCTTCCCGGGTGTCGTCAGGTTCCCGATGGCCTCGCTCGCCCAGATCGTGTGCCAGGAGCCGTCGTAATACTCGACCTTGAGATGGGTCGCGTCGCCGACCTCGGTGATGATGATCTTATGGGTTGTCTTGCCGACGCCGACCTCCTCGGAGCCACCGGGCCATGTGATCGTGAAGGACCTCGCGCTGATGGTGAAGTTCGCGGCGCTCTCGTCCTTCGTCGCAGGGGCAGCGGTCACCGACGCCCTCACGCGAAAGTCCGTGTCCGGTGTCTCGTCGATGTTCCAGTCCCACGTCCAGGAGCCGTCACCGCTCACCGACAAAGCGCTCGTCAGTTCTGTCGGGAAGGTCACCCCGCTATCGAGCGAGAGGTCCAGCTCCACCGTCGTCACGCCGTACACTCCGGAGGACGTCCCGTAGATCGCGTGCTTCGTCTTATTGTCCCAGTCCTCCCCGCCGTCCGGGTCGGTCAGTGTGATCGAATAGGACGACTCCGTGACCTCCACGTAGGGGTCCTTCGACGTGCCGGTGTTGTCGGCGTAGTAGTTGCCGTTGATGAACGATTCGCCGGTTCCCGGCGCGTAGTTCGAGACGTCGTGGACATCCTCACGGATGCACACTTTCGTAACGCCGCCGGCGGCTATCAGCCCCTCGATGCTCGTGAACCCATTATAGACCAGCGTCCATGGGTCTATCGTGTCGATGGCGGGGCCAACGAAACTGTCGTAGTCGTCCACGGTCATCGCGATGTTCTGGGTTCCCTGCTGGATGGCAGCAACGCCGCCGGTGTTCGTCTTCCCGTACACGAAGCAACTGGCATCCGCAGGCGTACCAACCGCCGAGGTGTCGAAGTCTATGAGGAGCCGGTATATCGAATAATTGCCGGACAGTTCCCTGGCACCGAAGCCGTAGGTGTTAGACCAACTCACGAGGTCGAGGTTATTCCCCGCACTGGCGCCCTGGCACGTCCCCCAGTCGCCCACGTTCGCGTAGGCGATACGCCCGTCTGACGTGTTCCCGTAGTAGGTGTCGACGTCGATGTACCGGACACGAGGGTCCGTGACGTACCCTCGCTTGATGTAGTTCCCGTTGATGTATTCGCCTTCGATAGTCGTCCCTTCCGCCAGGTCCTCTATCGGGATCTCTTCGAAGTCCTCGTCGAAGAATTTGGGGGGCGCGAGAATGAACCGACGGTCGGTCTTCTGCGAGTAGAACGTCGGGAGGTCCATGATGTCCTTACGAACAAGTCCCTTGATGTGAACCCGTTCCTTGATGTCGAAGGTCCCCTCGAAGTCCTCCGGGACCTTGAAGTATTGCCGGGTGAAGATACGCCCGGCCTCGATGACAACGCTGCCCTTGTCGACGAGGACGCCGCCGAGCTCCTCGTGTTCTACCGGGTCGTTCTTCGACACGTCGATGGTCTGCTCCTCGCCGTTGAACTTGATGTGCTTGATGGTGAACTCCAGCTGCTCCTCGCCTGCCGTGGCGTTCGGGCGCAGCGCAAGGTACTTCTCCGAATCGGTCCAATAGCCGATGGTTATGTTATTGCAGGGCCGGATCTTAATTGCCTTCCCATGCTTCGTCATGCCATCGACCTCGGTCATGTCGATCGGGAACGGGCGGCCCTTCGGGGATTTGTACCACACGTCCAGCCCCATCGGGACGATGGACTTCACGGGCTTCCCGTGCTTCGGGTGGCCTTCCGGATAATAAATGAAGCGCATGCTCGGATGGTGGGTTCTGTTCCGAAGCATCACCGGCGCGATCGTCGTGCCCACTGGGTAGTGGGTCAATCCCAGATCGTGGGCATCGTAAAGAAGCCCGTCCTCGTCCAGTGCCTTGAACGTTTACTCACCTCATGATAATATCCCGGTGATGTATGTGAGGATCCCGCCGACGGTGCCGGCGATCGTTAACAGGAGCATCTGCCCGCGGGGTGTCAGTATCGCCGAACCTGCGCCGGGCTCGGCTGGGGGTGATGGGGGATGACGGGCGCCGCTACCGTTGGTCTTGAGCGCAGTGTCGATCCGGCCCCGAATGTAGCTCACGTCTGTGGCGATTCCATCAACCTTCTTCCACATGAGCTTGCGCTCCCGCTCACCCTGCGCTATCTTCTCCTCGTGACGGATGCACTGCGCTCCGTGTCCTGGTTCTACCTTTGGATTCATAGGTGATCACCGATCGTTATCTCATCAAGTCCCATCGATGTAGTCCTCCTTCGGCCTCGCGAGGAACAGTGCGCTCCCTACCAGATTCTTCGCCGTACCGTCGCGGTACGCCGCGCCCGCGTCCTCAGCAGGCCATAGAACGTACACCGTGCTGTCGATCGTGAACGTCGCCCAGTCGTAATAGCCGTCGAGCAACCGGTTTATCTTCGTGATATCGGTGGTGTCGTTCGCGTCGAACGTCAGCTCGAGGAGCGTTAGCCCGTAATGACGATAGTAGGGTTCTTCGAGCGCTTCCTTCTCGCCAGCGACCGGGCCGTATGACGCGTCAGGGCCCATGTTCGGCAGCTCGCGGCCGCCGACGGTGGTGTTCGTGAGATCCCCCCCGACGTTCAGGTCGAGCACCGTCGCCGCTACCACGTCAACGCCGACCGTCCCCTCGACGGTCGCTGCGTCGCTGTCCTCGAGCTGCGTGTAGACCGTAGCCGCAAGGGCATCGTTCGCGAACATCACATAGTGCAGGAGATCCAGCTGGATATAAGTGCCCGTCCTGCTGAAGAACGTCCCGATGGTGCCGCTACCGGGGCTGTCGTGGATGACCTCGAAATCCTGGACGTCGTGGTCCGCGATGATCGCCAGGACGTGTCTGTAAGTGTTCGTTGAGGTCACGTATGTCGTCGGGTCAGTATAATCCGGGATGTTCACCTGCTCCTCCTGGATGTTTCCCTCAGTGTCGAGCCCGATGATACGGCATGTTCTCCCGGATGTGTAGCTGGAGAGCACCCCCACCTTCACCTTGTTCCCGACGTTCGCGAACCCGCTCTGGTCGATGGAGCCGATGGTCAGATATCCGCTACCGGTATCCTGGGTGTACTTCACCTTCACCTTCGAGATCGTGAGCCCGGCGCGTCCGAGTACCATGTCCTCGATGTACAGGCGCATCCGGCGCCGTCTCGGGACGTACGCCGTGTCGACCCCGGGGCTCACGCTGTCGGCCTGAAGCCCGACGTGCCCCTCGTCGCCCGCGTCGATCGTCGTGCTGGTGGCGTCGCTGCTGAAGCCGTGGTGGTTCAGCGCGTAGACCTTGACCGTCGTTATCTCGGTGCCCGCCGGATACTCGGTGTCCTCGTATGTGTGCTGACGATACTGGTATGTGCCGATGTCCTCGGCGGCATCATCTAACCAGTCCGACTTCTCACCATCACCCCATGCGTACAAGAACGCCACGTCATCAGCGGTGGCCGTCGTTCTTATCCGGACGCGGTCGAACACGACCCAGTCGTCGTCTGCGCCCCACGCACCACTCGCGTACTTCTGGAGTTGCACCACAGGCTTCACCGGGCGGTCAACCATGATCGCGTTCGACATGATCGCGTCGGCGCCGGTGTGGTTCTCGTCCTCGATGCACAGCGCATAGTACGTGTCCGTGCCCTCGGTTGGCGCGATCGGTACGCCGGAGGAGTTGACCAGGTGACAGTTGGTGATCCCGAAGTCGGTGATGTCCTGGGTGTATGCGACAGACCCGAACGAGACGTACGCCTTCGTCCCGTCGCTCGGGTCGCTCGGCGCGCTGCTCTCCTTGTAGATAATATAGAACTTCGTGACGTCGACCTCGAACGCGTGCTGATCCCAGGAGAACTCCGGGACCGTCTTGTAGGCATCGTTCGCGTCCATGAAGTCGTCGGACCCGATAGTCGCGAGAGTCGTTAGCTTCGCAGGGGGCGTGTCGACGTGCTTCACGGTCACGTACGGTCGTGTGCCAGAGCTCTGTTCCTTTGAGAAGAACCTACAGGACGCGTCTCCCGGGTCATACGCGACCAGGAGGAGATAGATGCTGTCTCCCCATTCAGGGCTGTGTTTCTTCACGTACTCCTTAAGATTTATCGTTACATCCCCGGCACTACCGATCTGAGCGTCGATAATTCCGGTCCCATATTTGTATGCCTCAGACGTTTCATAATCTCCCCCTCCGGATGACCAGGCAATATCAACCATAACGTCCTGTTCATCCCACGACGGTCCGCCAGGAGATCCGGTCTCGGGGGCTACGATAGTGCCGGTCAATCCGGGATATATCGGCCGACTCAACACGTACACGTAGAACTTCGGGTTGTTGGCGTGTTCATCACCATCAAGTGTGAGGCGAATATCGAGAATGTCCGGGGTGGTGCCGTCTGCAATACCATCGTCCAGGGTTATGACGATCCACGGCCGGCATTCATTGAGTTCATATGCGGTGTCTCCCGGTCTACAGAGGTAGAGGTATTCGTCCCCGCCATAACAATTCCCAGTTAAATCAGTAGGTGCCGTGTCAGCGCACAAGAACCCGTCCGCTTCGACCATCCCCTGCCCCGTGGCGTTATTGCCGCCGTACGTTCCCTGCTTCACGATGTCGCCCACCTCCCTCTGCGATGATGGGTTTTCTGGATCACACGGCGCACTCCTTCCGCGTCGTGCACGTTCGGGAAATTGTAATAGTGATTGTGGACCCCGCCCCCGCCACCACCGCCGCCGGCCGGGATCGCGTGCGCCGGCGTCACCTGCACTCTTTCGCCGGGCGACACCTTCGCCATCAGGAGTTGGCTGTCGGGGCCTCCGGCGCCGCCGACGATGAAGTCCGTGCCCTCCTTGAAGCCGAACATACCACCGACCGCGTCAGCAGCGCCACCCATCCATTCACCGGCCTGCTTCAGGCCGTCGATGATCTTCTCGATGATCTCCCACCATGGCTTCAGGATGTTATCGTAACCCCACTCGAGCCCGTTAAGAAGCACTTTGAAACTGTTCTCCCAGAGCCACATTACGGCTTTCCCAAGCCCTTTGAACCCTTCCCACAGCATCTCGACAATCCACGTCAGCGTGCCGAACCGTTCCTCGAGCTGCCACAGCACGAGCACGAGCCCGACGATGAGCAGCACGATCCACGTTATCGGGTTCGCGAGCAGCGCGGCGGTGCTCGCCCATATCGCACCCGTCAGTGACCAGGTCGCGACGGTGGACGCCCCCGTGATGGCAGTGTGCGCGGCGACGGCTGCGGTGTGCCCCCACTCCACTGCCGTGACGGCGAGCTTCGCGATCTTGTACAATACCCATGCGCCGATCAATCCGTAGATTATTCCCGGATACTGCGTGAGTACCAGGAGCAGCGGGCGGATGACCTCCATGATGGACATCAGCGCCGGGAGCAGTCCCTCGGATAACTCCAATTGGAGATCCTCCCACGCCGAGGTCATCTTGTCGGCTTCGCCGCCGACGCTGTCCGCATAGCTCTCGCCGGCTTCCGCCGCGAGCCCGTATGCTTCGGAGTTCGATCCCGCGAGGTCGTTCACCTTGTCGAGGTTCTCGAGGAGCGCTATCAGTGCAGACTGCGATCTCACGCCGAACGCCTCGAAGACGTCCGCGTCCTCGGCGCCGCGTTCCTTCAGCTCGGTCAGCACGACCGTCATCGAGCGCAGGTTCCCATTGTTGTCCTTGATCGCGACGTCGAACTTCTCGAGCAGCTCTTTCGCGTACGTCGACCCTGCGGCCATCTGCTGGTATGCTGTGAGCAGCCCGCGCGCGCTATCGACGCTCTCGTTCTTCAGGTACCCCATGATAGAAGCGAGCTGGTCGAAATCGCTGCCGATGGCGCCGCTCACCTGGCCGGCGGCGCGCAGCTGTGCCACGAGTTCCTCGACGGGCGCGCCGGTGCTCTGCCAGGTATTCACGAGCACCGATGTGATGTGATCCGCGTCCTCGACCTTCATGTTGTACACGTCGAGGGTTGCCTCGATCGACTCCACCGCGGTAACGAGGTCCACGCCGGTCGCGGCAGCGAGGTTCATGCCCTCGCGGACCAGTGAGAGTGTGCCCTCGAGACCGCGACCCTCCGCTGATATCCCGGCGTACGCCTCGGCGACCTGGTTCGCGGAGAACACGCCGTCGAGGTGATCTGCGGCGGTGCTCTTGATGGCGGCGCCGAGCTTCTGGGTCGTCATGTCCGCGTCGTTCATCGCGATCACGGAGCGAGAAAGAGTACGGTTCATGTCGAGGCCTTTGTTCAGAAATTCCATCGCAGCGCCGCCGAGGCGCTGTATCGCTTCCGTGATGAACGTGACGCCGACCGCGCCCTCGACGGCCTTGTCTCCGATACCCTTGACGTCGTCGCCGACCTCTTTGGCGACCGCGGACGCCTCGTTGCGGGCGCCGATGATTATTTCCGCCTTGGGCTTTGCCATCTTGCACGTCTCCTTATTCGACCAGGGATTCCCGGAAAGCCTGGTCCTTCTTCATCATGTACTGCTGCGGTGACATCGCGGCGACCTGGCGCGCCTCGGTCGACGGGCCGTTGCCGTCCCGGTTGCGCTCCATGATGATCCGCTCCGCCTCGTGCATCAGCCGGTTCAGCTGCCCGACGGCGCTGAAGCACCGGATGTCGAACATGAACCGCCCGGCCTCGGAGAGCTCGTGCCGGGGGTCGTAGATGTCCGCTGGGCGGCAGCTCCCGTCGATGGCGGTCTGGCCGAACGTCACGTCCCAGTCCGTCAGGTCGGACTCGGCGATCCGCGTCAGCGCGGAGTCGTAGTGCTCGACGAGCTCACTCGGCTTTATCTCCGACAGGCAACGCCGGGAGCGCGCCGAGAAAGAACGACATCACCTCGGGGTCCAGGAGCTTGGACACGTTCAGCGCCTTCACGATCAGCATCAGCATGTCCCACGGCGCGATGGCGTCGAGGGGGTACTTCCCGGGCTTCAGGTCGCCGTTGCTGTCCAGCGCGATCTTGTCGTCGAGCACGATCTGCGGGTCCTTCACGCACCTCGGCAGGATCGCCCTCGCGAGAGGCGCGATGTGCTCCGCGACCTTCGCGATGAGCGTGATGCCCACCGTGAACATCTTCTCAGGTTCCGCCTCCGCGGGCTTGCCGGTCTTCGGGTCGATCGGCACACCGTCCTTCGTGTGCGTCCCGGCCTCGTACGCGGCCTTGAAGTCCTTCGCGGTCCAGTCCTTCATCTCGCCGAACGCGCCGATGACTTCCTTCGCGTCCGCGCCGAGCGCATCGAGCATCGGGCCGAGCACCTCGGCGCCGTACAGGATCCCGGCGTCTCTGACCACCATCACCTCGCCTCCGAAGAGTTCGACCTCTTCGTGGCGGGCCTGGTAGTATGCGTTCCAGTCTTGCGTTGCAGGCATGGGGGTATTCCTCCGTTATCTCGTGGGAGCGTCAGTCATTCTCAGGCGGGTATCTGCGGCCACGTCCCGACGTCGTCCGTCCAGGTGTTGAGGAGCCCGATCTCGAACGTCAGCGAGTCGCCGTCCGAGAACTCGCTGATGAACGGTGTGACGAAGGTGACGTCGTCGAGCTGGACGACGTTCCAGTCCGACTCGGGCCACTTCGCGGCGAACAGCCGGGCGTAGAATTCGTAGTAGTGCGGGTCCGCTGCGAAGACCCCCTGCTGAACCTTTAGCCGGAGGTCGAACGGTGTGATGCCACCGGCCTGGGCTTGACTGTTCCCGGTCGTGCCGTCGAAGAACCGCTTCGCGATGTCCGTGCTCGCGAACCGCTGCGTGATGGATCCACCGACGCGGACGTGCCCCGGCCTTCCCGCGGTGGCGAACCGGCCCTCCTGGGCCCGTGACCAGTGAGCGTTGTTCGTTATCTCCAGGGTCGCCGTGATGATGTCGGTCCAGTCTCCGCTCTCGGCCAGCTGGTGCCCGTTCGTCGTTACCTGGTCGAGGGACGAGAATGGTGCCAGGGGCGAGAGAGAGTACGAGCCGTCGAGCGCGGCGAGGCTGTCGATGGAGCCCTCGAACTCCGCCCTGTACGTCATCAGCGGCGCGTTCGGGGCCGGGAAGTTGACAGTCAGCTTCTTGATGAACCCCGCGTCTATCTTCCGGGCGGTCAGGTCCTCCTCACGGAACAGCGTCAGGAAGTCGAGGGTACTGCCAACGTCGTCATCATCCCACGTGTGCAGCCATGCCGCCGTCTCGCCCTGCTGTGCATGCGTCGGGACGCCCATGAAGACGTTGTCGAGCAGTATCGGGAAGATGCCCTCCGGCTCGATCGTGCCCTCAAGGGTGCCCATGACCTCGTACGCGCCCTCCCTGGTCTTCACCAGTGTCGAGTGCGACGTCGGGGCGATCTGCGTGCCGTGCTTCGCCTTGATCGGGAACGAGATGAAGGTGTCGTCCTTCTGCGAGGGGTCCATCGTCCCGACCTCGGTCTGCTTCCCTACCAGTACGTACCTGCTCATTTGCTCACCTTCTCAGTCGTCTTCGGGACAGACTCCGGGGGCGCGCCCTTCATCGGCGCCGGGACGGCCGTGGCCTCCCACGCCTTCTTCAGGATCTCGACCTGCTCGGGTTTCACCTTGCGGTCGTTCAAGGCCTTCTCGTACGCGCCCTTCGCGTCGAGACGGTCCTTCATCGACTCTGCCGTGGCTTTCATCGTGTGCTTCGCCTTCCCGGCGAACTTGCGCCCGTCGGGCTTCGCCTTGAATGTCCACTTGCCGCGGATGAGTCCGACCTTCACCAGGTGCATCATCTTCCAGGCTTTCTTCTCGGACATCTCGACGGTCTTCGCGGGCATCGACTTGGGGCCGGTCGTCTTCTGCCAGAATTCGCCGAAGCTCATGATGCAGTTCCGTATTCCCGTTGCCACGGCCTCGCCGTGGAACTCCACTTCGACGGTCGTCGGCACTTCCACCTTCTCTTCTCCGGTCATGATCATTACCTCCAGTTTCGTCATTTCACCGCAATTCTCGCCACGCACCAGATGATGAACGCCGAGATCACGTTCACGCGACTCTTGTTTTCCCAGGCGTACCCGGGCTGGTAGAAGGTCGGCGTAAACGCCGACCAGTTATCGGTGTTCCCGGTGTGCTGCTCCATCCATTCCCAGACGTCGTCCGCGATGTTCCGGACAGAGTCCAGGCGGTCCGCGAATTCAGGGCCCCTGTCGAG